TAATTTTAAACTTAATTTATTATTTTCAAACGTAGGTATTTTTAACCATGAAGGTAGATTTTCATACATAAATCGTACCTTAGTTACCATGTTTTTAGCTGTTTCTTGTTTTGTAGCTAAACATAATATATTTTTATCTTTATGAAATAACATTAACCATAAAGAATATCCCGCTGCTAAAGTAGAAATACCTAGCTGACGAGATTTAAGTACAATAGAATATGGATTATCTTTCCAAAGATTTAATACTTTACCCTGAAATGGGAATAAATTAAATATGATTCTTCCTCTTTGAGGATGTTGGATAAAGCAATATTTTTTCATGAAATGCGCAGGATCTGCAGCGCATTTTAAATATTCTTCCCTAATAATTTGTTTTATATCTTGACTCATTTACCTATTTTCCAATACATTTTGACATTAGCTGTCGGTTTTAAGTTATTATCAACTCCCGCGCCTAATCCAAATGCATTGTATTTCTTGTCTTTATACAAGAACTCGTAACCAAGATAATTTAATCCTGCTGTATTTCCACCTAAACCAAAACCTTGATAAAATTGTCTTTTATTTATAAATGTTTCTTTGGTTATAGTAATAGTTGGATATATAACATCATAACTAACGACGCGTGAGGCGATCTTATTTGTTGTTATAGTGTCGTTTATAACTATTTTAACACTATCCGTGCCTACAGTATCGATATAGTTGTATATCGCATAATAATCACGAAGAATAGCATTTGTATCAATCGGGGTAGTAAAAGTATCAATATCTATTTCAATTTTAGTTTTCCATTTAGGAATATAAACTGGTGTAGTAGTTGATATAGTATCCCACTTAATTTCTTTTTTTATTATAACTTCTTCTTCGTTTTTACTACTATCACAAGACCTTTGTAGCAGCAAAGCTGCTACAAGGGCTATGATAATAATATATTCGAATTTTAGTTTCAATTAATTAACTTTAGCTGTTTTTTTAGATTTTGGTCTATATGGCTTTTTATGTTTAGATTTAGGTTTAACCACTACTTCTTCAACAATAGGCATAATGGATTCTTTTACCAATTCAACAGTAGGTTCAATAACTGGTTCAGCAACCGATTCAATAACTGGTTCGACAACTGGTTCATTAATAATAACTGATGGTTTATCTGTTACAAATAATGATTTAATTAAATTATAGATTTTATTAAGCATGTTAGATTATTTTAATCTGTTTTTCCACTTTTTGAATTGTAAAAATTCTTTAATTTCTTGTGCTTCATTAGTTTCTTCAGCACCGCCTAATCCTAACATTTTCATCATTTCTGCTTTTTGTTCAGGACTTAAATTGCTAATAGCTTTTGTAAGTGCATCTGAAGAAGTTTTACCAGCAGTTTTACCTTTACTCTTATATCCTGGTTTTAAAGCTGTTGAGAAGTCTACTGACATATCTTCTAAGCCTTGTCCTTCTAAGTATTTTCTAGTGTTAGGATTGTTGAATGAAGCTATATCAGATTTACCTAATTCTTTAGCTAATTCTTTATAATCTACTTGACCTTCATCTGCTAATTTTTGTAAAATCATCCCCATAGTTGAAGATGGTTTAAATAAACCTTTACTTTTAAAAGTTTCAAGTTTTTTTTCAAATTCTTCAGGATCAGTTACAGAATAAAAAGAAGCCATTTCTGTTAAAGGCTGTTCATTTTCATTTAGAATACTTTTGATTTCGTTTCTAATGATTTTTCTTAAAAGATTTTCTTTAAGGCTGTTCATATTTTTTATAAGTTAATAATTTGCTTATAAATATTACGAGAAAAGTGTTCCCGCGATTTTTTCTATACGTTCCTCATTAGTCCCCGATATTTCTATTAGTTTTTTAGGTGGGTATTCTTTAAGCATCGCTTTAATTACCATATCTATTTTAGTTCTATACTCAGAATCTATAGTTCTTACACCATTGTCTTCAATAGGAACACCTTCAGGTGATACATAAATAATTACATCATAATATGGTATTAACGTAGTTGCAGCTTCTACTAATATTTTTTTCTCATCCCATTTGATAGATTGAGCACTAAATGTAAAAGCACATACGTCATATATTGTACGATCTGTAATTAAATTTTCATGTAATAATTCACTAGCACGTTCAGCCATAAACACAAATTGTCCTCGTACTGTTGAATCTGTATTTAAAGGAATACCTAAATCTTTTAGATATTTACTACGTTCAGTAGCAGTATAATAATTTTTAAATTGTTCTAATTCTTTTAATGAATTTACTAATGTAGTTTTACCGACTGAAACCGTACCACAGAGTCCTATACGCATATTTTATTTATATTATGTTCTTGATTTTGTACCAGGTGATTTATACCAAGGTAAACCTGTTCCTTGTTTTTTACGTTCTTTCCATTCTTTTTTAGAATATTCTATACCATGTATAAAATATCTACCTTTTTTCTCATTACCTTCTGGTATAAGTGCTGGACCTTCCCAGTTATGTAGTTTATTATCCCATGTAATTAAAATAGTACCATCTTGTGTTACTGTTCGTTTAGTAGGCAATAATGTTGTTTTATTTTGCTCTTTTATCATAACTTTTATTTTATCTAAATATAATAATTATTATTATAAAGAACAAACTAAATATTTTCTACGTAAGTTGCAAAGTCTTCTAATACAATTTTATGATATTTTGTACCTGGTTTTTTAGATAATTCAGAAATAGTTTCCATAAGATCAAATTCATCTTCAGTAAGAATATTATTATCTAATACTTTTAATACTTCTTCGGCTATAATTGATTCTTTACCGTTTCCGTAATCATCAGCATCATTTAAATATAATTTAATATATTCGTTTAATTTTTCTTTGGATATTTTCATATATTGTATTTTTTAATCTAATAACAAATTCATGTAATCTTTGTAACTGAGTGTTTAACCATTTTAAACGTTCTCCAAATTTTTTACCTTCTAAAGGTAAAGCTATATTTTCTTCAGGAATATATTTCAATAATGGTTTCATATATTCTCTACCAGTTAAAAATATAAATTGAGTATTTTTAGGATCAATACCTGCTTGAAGCATTTCTTCATGTACTTTTTCTCCCCAAGCGTTTTTTTCAGCAGGTGATGCGTCTTTTAATGTTTTATCATATGGTGCTAATTTTTTATTTAGCGGTACTAAATGGTGTTTAGCAGATAAAATATACATTTTATCAGGTTTAAGTGATTTACCATATTCTAATGTTTTTGTAAACATAGGAGATGCTGAGTATAATTCTTGAGCTGGTGCTAAGTAATTAACTTTAGATTTAGTACAACTTAATAATACTACACGCGGCATTTTGCCTTCTTCTAGATTAGGTTTATTGTCAGAATGAACTAATTTTAAACGTTGTGCTAAATCCTTATTAGGTTTAAATATTCCGTTTAAAATAGCCCATTTTAAATAATCACCTTGATTTAATCTTATTAAATCTCCTATTAATCTTCCTTTGAATTTGCCTACAGGCATTCTATCATTAATTCCTAGTTCTGATATCATGATAATAAATATTAATAAACTTTACTATTAACTAGTAATACTTTTGGGTTGATACCTAATTGAAATGCTATATCCATACGAGTATTACCTGAAAATACTCTTTTAGTTCCATCAGCAAATTTAATCACTATAGGTAAAGTCATAGATGAGTTTGATTCAAAACCATCATATATAGCTTTTAATGATTCTTCATTACGATATTTAGGGTAAGAACGATATGATTTTATTAAACTTAATAATTCTTCATAAGATTCTGTTCTGCTTCTATATCTAATAGTTTTATCTTCTTCAGGAGTAATAGTTACTATTTGTCCTCCTTTACATGCTTGTAAAAATTCTTCTTCACTACCCCAAAACTCATTACCTTTAATTTCATGTTCAATTTTGAATTCTTGTTTAAGTTGTTCAGTAGAAGGCATTTTCCAATTATCAAATTGAAGTACTTCTTTTAATAAACTTATTAATTTTATCATGACAATAAATATTCAGCAACATAGATACCATGCGCTCCTGACACAGTAATTCCTCTTGCTGATAAAGCATCTCCAACAAAATGTATATTTGGGTATTCAGTTAGTGCTAAATTTGTATAATCTACTAATGGTTCTGGCGATAGATATTTTACTTCAGGCATATAAATACCCCAATCATCACCCATTTCAGGAAATACTGTTTGCATATTAGTAATAAAATCCTCAATATATTGAGCATATTCTTCACCTAACGCATTAAATAAAACATCCATAGTATCTACTTGTATAGCTGATACTGTGTTATTTTCTGATGTAATACCTGGTTGACGAGTTTTATTAGGCGAGTAATAAGTACCAGTACCATTAATTTGAAGTTTTTGTACTACATCTCTTGACCATTCAAATGGATTTTCAATACCTTTAATTTCCATTAGAATACCAAAGTTAGTCATATCATTTCTAAATTCTTCACCTTTTTTAGCATGACCATTATAAGTAACATCACCATATGTTTCTTCTACTGCAACATAAGCTGCATTATTGTTAGTACAGAATGAACGTAATGATACATTATCAAACTTTTGATATAATTTAAAATCATAACTAATATCAATTAGTTTTTGGAAGTATTTTTGTGGTGCTTCAAAACGAACTCCAATTTGTACTGATTTGGGTTCATTAGGTAATTGATAATCATCTGCTAATTTTTGAGCAAAGTCAATGCCTGATTTGCCTACTGCAAATATTAGTTCATCATAGTGATAGTCACAATTTTTATCATTGTATACTCCTACTATATAATTATCCTTAAAATCAACATGAGTAATTTCAATATTCCATTCAAATTGAACTCCTTTATCAACCAAATATTGATACCATGATTTAGCAATCTCATGTAAGAAATTAGATCCGATGTGCCATACAGGAAATAAACGTAATCCAAAATATGGTTTAATAAATTCAGGTTCTTCTTGTGGATCAGACATAAAAATTTCTTCTGGTTTAGGGTGGAAACGAGTAAAATTATCTACTACTTGTTTCATTAAATCCATTGCTTTGTCTTCACCACAGTATTTAGATAATTGACCACCAATAGCTGTATGGTATGTGAGTTTGCCATCACTCCATGCTCCTGCTCCTGCAAAGCCACACATTACCTCACTTGGTAAACGATTATGAGGATCATTACCCTTATCAATTATTGTTATTAATTCACCGGGATATCCATTATCAACTAATTTGGTAGCTGCATTAATACCAGCTACACCACTTCCTACAATTACAATTCTTTTAGTATATTTCATATTATTTATATTTCCATTTAAATTTAAACGCCGTTTTTTGCTTTCCCAAACAACAATCTTTTATCTGAGTCGTTATATTGCTTGTTTTACCTGTTTGTTCTTTTATCCACTCTGCTGCTTGTCCTTTACTTTCCCATTCCTTAACTAAATTATCATTTAAGTCAAACATTAACAATAGTTTAGCTTGTTTACGTTTAGCTATACCTATATTCTGTTTATGTTCATCTGAGAATGGTTTTGGTATTTTATTCCCTTTGCTTATTCTTTGCCTTATCTCTTCAGTATAATACTTTGAATGATTTCTTTGTTTCAATGTTTTACCTATTTTAATACCAGATCCAGGACGTGGTTTTCTCATTTTTTGTTTTTGCTCTTCAGTATATTGTTCAGGCCCACCACCACCTTTATTTTGGTTTAATAAAATAAATCCCCATGCTTTAAACTGTTCAATCCAATATTCTTCCCAATATTTCCAATCTTCAACTTTATCAATAATACTTAATGTTATATCAGTACCATATGTTTGATAATGTTTATGTTTACGTCTTATCACATCATTTGCTTTACCTACATAAAACGGTATTCCGTTTCTTTCTAAAATATATATG